AACTTAAAACAAAGTCCATCATCCCACCAGATATTTGATTGCGATTGCTAGAACTGCCGAATGAATACCATGCAGACTGACAAGCTGCTGGTTGTCCTTGTTCTTCACAAAGATACGGATAACAAGACTAAGGCAACTTGTTATAAGTAAAAACTGCCATACGAACTTAATAACCTCTTCCACTTTTGGCCTCCTATGCTTTTACTGTCTTAGAGCAGCGATGATGCACAGCCCGATTATAGCAACTCCGATAAGTATGATAACATACCCGCCCAGCTCTACTATGGCTTCCATTGCAGTATCTCCCTGTCTAATCTTTCCAATACGAGCGCGCCGCCGCTATGAACACAAGCACGACAAGCAACGCTAGGGCCATCCCGACTTGATTCATCATTTGGCGGCTTACAGATACATAGCCGCCATAACGAGGAACCCCCATGCGATGACAACCAAAATAAAAGCGTACATCCAGACTATAGGATTCATCTTCCTTCCTCCGTCTCATCTTTTTTCGGCTTGTATTCGTAGTCAGAGTCTACGTATACGTCTTTCAGTATGTGCCGCCATTTCTCCGTGTGGCGGGCTGCTGACTCCAATATACGGGCTCTAATCTCCATAACAACAATGATGCCGACAATGATAGTAACCCATATAACTACATGCATGCTCATTTCGCATAATCCTGTCTGATTTGCACTTCCACACCCAGGGGGATGTTGGGCAACCACGCGGGAGCGCGGGTCAACTCCTCCGTCAAAATCATTTCCGCCTCCACGTTGAGATCCTCAGGCACGCACAGAGCCGTGTCGTCGTGCGTATGGAGCACCATCTTGCCCCACGGCGCCCGGTCGACAATGCGGAGCTGCGCCTGCGTCAGGACCAGCCGTGACAAAGCGGAATTGATGTTCTGCACCAGCTTCGCGCCGTAAAAAAACTCCATGCAGCCATCGGCGCGAGGGAGCAGCCAGCCGGGCCGGGGGTCGCCCTTCGGCGACGGATGAACGCCCCAATGAAGGTTGTCATAGTGAAGCTTGAGTCCGTTGGGCAGAATGATTTTGTGGTTCTTGATCGTGAACAACGGCTTGCCGCTGGAGGGGAACCCAGGCTCGACCGGCGCGAAATACTCAACGCTCCAGCCTTCGGCGAGGAACTTCAACCAGTCGTCAGCCTTTTGCCACAGACCGTTTACACGCTTCTTTCCCTCGGGAACGCCGCATATCGCCCGGTTATCGTTCCGGTAAACGTTGAGGAAGTGCTTGGCCTCTTCCTCGGACAGGTCAAGCTTGAAGGCGCGCTTGGCGGTTTGCTGGATCTTCGCCCAACCGGAGCCGTAGCCGGACTGGAGCAGAATCGTCTTTCCAAGCTGGCGCTCGATCTCGTCGGCTTTGGTGATCTTGCGACCGAACAGAAGCGTCGCCAGTTCGCAGTACAGGTCACGCTTCTGCCGGAAGGCTTCAAGCTTGTCGAATTGACCGGCGATGGTCATTTCCATGCGGCACTCGATCTGGCTCAAGTCACCGACAACCAGCTTGCAGCCGGGCGGGGCCTGGATGGATTCCCGGAGCGCCTTGCCATTTTTCCCTCTTGACGGGAGGTTTTGGAAATTTGTCCCCTCCCCACCCGCGAATCGGGAATTGCGGGCGCCGTAGTAGTGGTAATAGACGGGAAGCCTGCCGCGCTTGGCCATATTCAAGAACCGTTCCGCCCGGCTTTCCTGGATAGTTGACTTGACGTCGATGCGGAGCTGCGCCAGCGTCGAAATCAATTCGTCCTCGCTGGCGAGCAAGTTCGCCATGAATTCGTCACTCTTGGCGAACGCGCCTTTGAATCCCCGCTTGTCGCTCTTGGCAGGTTTGTAGACAATTTCTTGACCAAGAGAGAGAAGCAGGTTTTCGAATTTGATGTCGCTGGCCAAGTCGCGGGGCGACAGGTGCAGGTCAGCGAGCAGCTTCTCTTTGCGCGCCCGTTCGTCAACGACGAGCGTCGTCAAACGGCCCACGTCGCCCACGAGCACAGGCTGTGTAAACATCCTCAGGTTCATGTCAATGACGCGCAGCTCTTCGTCAGGGACGCGGGGGAGCTGCTTCTGCGCGATATGGAACGTCCGGTCTGCGTCGTCCAGGCACTGTTCGCCCAGGTCCATGCGCTGGAACCTGGAAAGCTGTTCCCACCGCAAGCCGTCAAATGCGCCGTAATCCACGGTTTTGGCTGGCAGTCCGTAGCGCTCGCACTGCGCGGAGAGGCTGTGCCGGACGCCCAGGCCATCGACCGCGCGCGACATTGACAACGTATCGACCCAGAACCCAGGCGCGAACCCGTATTTGTGCCACAGGATCGCGCCGTCGAATTGCGCATGTTGCGCAATGAAACCGATTTCTTGCGGATCGAGCGCGTTAAGCCAATCAGCAATCTCGTTTTGCTGCAAGATCAACTTAGTCTGAGGGCTGTACACCGACAGACAAAGCGTCTCGAACCTCGAATCATAGATGTACGCATCCGTGGACATCTTCTTCAGAGTGAACGTTTTGGAGCAGTAAAACGTTTCGAAGTCGATACTGTAGAATTGCATGAGCGTCACGACCTTAACGGGGATACAAAAATAGATAGCATGGGCTCGCGGGCTTTGACAAGAGAGAATCGGGCCGCTATGACAGGCGCGACGTTCCTTCTCTCGCTACGTCAAATCTCGGTAAGCGCCTCGGCCCCCCGTCGCCGAGGCGCTTTTTTTGCGCCGCCGAACGGCTCACACGCTGCGCAGCAGCGCGCGATCATGTCGGCGGCTTCCTGGACGATAGGCCCCCTGTCAGGGAACGCGGAGACGCGGGCAATATGCTTTTCTGTCGTCTCGATGCTCAGCCGGAGCACACTCAAAATTCGCGGGAGTTTCACATGCGTTTGCGGGTCAACGCTCTCCGCCACGATGCGGTCAAGCTCCCGCATCCGATGCTCCAGAATGATCATGGCTCGCTTCAGCGAGTAGTAGGCGCGATAGTATGCCCGGCGCTCCAAGCGCCTGTCGGGTTCGACCCCGGATAGGCGCTTGAAATTTCGCACTGTTGTCCGGCGGGGAGGAGCGCCAGTCTCTTCCGTCATCCACTGGACCCAACTTTGCGATTTCCCGAACATGGCCGCGATCTTCGGCCTGGAGAGGCCGGTAGCCCACACGTCCAGGAACTGCTTTTTTTGCACGTCATCAATCTGATACGGGTTCATTAATTACACACCACCGTTGTTGTACGGTCCATAATAGGCCGTGCCTGTTGACAAATCCAGAGCGAGAAGCGATTCTTGAACGGCACGAGGCCGCGCCGGGTTTTTTGGCCTTCTTCCCGGACAAACGCGCCAAACAAATCGCGTGTAAACGCCCCCGTAGCACAAGCCGGGGGCGTTTTCTTTTGACAAGAAAAAAGCCCGGCCGGGGCCGGGCTAGTTGGCTCTTTGCACTAGGGAGTGCTCTGGAAGCTTATCGTCCCATGCCGATTTTGTAAATGATACCGGCTGTGAACCTGTTGTCGCTGAAGTCTTCAGAAATCTCGTAGGAGCCGATCCGGGAGCCCTCAGCATCGACAAGGTTCCCCGATGCGATGCTCACCGAGCCGTAGTCGGAATAGTCGTACTGGCCACGCAGGAAGAAGCCAGAGCCAAGCGACATCTCGACGCCGCCGCCGATGTTGAATCCGCTTGCGGTGTCGCTCCAGGCGGATTCGTTGAGCCCCAGGCCCACAATGTCGATGGACACGTCAGCCTGCGTGTAGCCAAATTTGGCGAACACCAATGTTCCAGGCGTCACGATCACGCCGACCCGGCCGCCCACGGCCCACTGATTGTTCAACTTAGCCTGCGCCGCAATGTCTTCGCCGTTGAACGTGACGCCCAGGATATCCCCGGAGCGGTCGCCCAGCGCATAGTCACCGTACAGACCAAGCACCCAGCGGGAATTCGGCATGCGCCAGTCAGCGCCAGCCGACAGCACGCCGACGAATCCGGTCAGGCCGGTGTCAGTATGGATGCCAAACGAATCCCCATCCAGCGTTCCGTCAGCACTCAACGTCCCCACGCCCGAACCGTAGCCCAGCGAGCCGCCAAGATAGATCCCGGTCCAGTTCACGCTGGGGGCCTGCTCTACCACGATGGCGTCCTTGTACCCGCCACCCCCGCCACCGCCCGAGCCAAGATCAGCAGCTTTGGTCTGCGACGCAATGAGACTGAGCAACACGGCGCTAGCCGCGGCTACGACGCCCCACTGAAACGCCCGTTCGAAACTCACGTTCATATCGTCCCTCTTCGGTTATGTTTAAACACAGCAACTGCAGAATCGCTGTGTCACCGCCTAACGCTACTAGGCACAGCCCGTCCGTCAACTCATTTCGTATTGATAGCGAATCCAGGCTTATACGACTCAGTATCTAGGATTTGTCTTTTGCAAGCACAACGGACACTGCGAGAAATGTTGTGACTTTCGTATTTAACCCTGGCAGCCTGACATTTTTGCATGGAGGGATACGTCTTAATTTTATGTGGCTGCGGCGCAACAGAGCCTACGAATGTGCACCACAGCACCATGGCGGCGACAGTCTTCATTTCGCGAATGGATCCTTCTTCGCTTCTTCCTGACAGGAAGGGCAACGATGCTCCCACGCGCCCTTGATCTGCACGGGGATCCACCCAGCGGCTTTGGCTGCGGTCAAGGCGTCCTCGAAGGTGGCCGCGTCCTCGAACTCGGCTTCCTCGCTACACTCGTCGCATGAAATGCGCCAGCCGGCGCCTTTGTGAATCTTCATCAGCATGTTACGCCCTCGGTAACGGTGGGCATGACACGATCTGGTGCAACATGTGGGCCTCGTGGCCGTCCGGCGCCGGGTCCGACAGGGGGAAGAATTCCCGCCATGGGGGATTAGCCACGGCATCGGTCACTTCGATCCTGTTACCCGTCGCCGATGCGAGGAACTTCAACATTTCGAGAGCCGCCGCTTTGTAATTATCCTGCGCCTGTTTGTCGAGTTCACCCCACGGCATCATTGCCAGCTTGTTGGGCTGAGAACCTGACCTCGCGCAGTCGGCGAGCGCACACATGGCCAGCGCTTCCCATGTGATCTGAGCGAGACAAGACACTGTGTTGCCGTCGACCTTGAAAATCGTTTCGACGCCGTTGTCGTTCGATATTTTTTGGAGTTCGTCGAGGTCGAACCAGATATCGGTGTACGGCGATACGACATCCGGGAAAGGCTCCTCCCCGCGCAACATGCGCATGACCGTCTCTTTCCCGTATTTCTTTGGATCGAGAGCGCCAACGCGAACGGCAGACTTGGCGTTGACGTAATTGTGCACCCACTTTTCCCCATTGTGGGAGGCAGAGTGCGCGCCGCCTTCCGTTTCAATGACGATAACGCCGTCATCGTGAAAATACACAGTCTGCGGGTTTTCGATCTTTTCCATTCCACTCCCTCGTTTAAACACCCTCCACGAAAAGCTTCCCCTCCAGGGTGATCCTTCCTGGAGGGGTTCTGCCCCGGCGCCGGGGAGCGCCGGGGCAACCGGGAGGAGGGAGGGCGCCCCCCGGCGGGACAATGTTGAAGCGGCGTCTCAGAACGTCGTCGCCTCGATCTCTTTGACCCAATGATCCGCGCCAAGGGAGCCCTTGGCGAAGTTCGCCACCACGTCGAACACGACATCCGAGAAGCCGCCGACATTGAGAATGTCAGAATGACCTGACGCCTGTGTCGTCCTGTTCGGCGTCAGGTCGATGCAGACCATTTTCGCCTTCGGGTTCCGCTGCCGGAACTTTTCCCACTCGACCATGGTCTGTGTTCCACGGTTCCACGACACGAGGCCGCGCCCGTGGCTCGCCGAATCAACCCACGACTCGCTGTCCGAAATGTACACAACAAGGTCGGCGCGGGTGTCGGTCGCATTCATCTTGGCCAGCGGCGCGGAACACTGCGTCGACCCGCCACCGATTGACGCCAACTTGCGAGCGTTGGTGAACACCGTGTCGCGCGGGTTGATCCGGAGTCGATGCGTTGAAACGACCTGTCCCTCAAACGGCATAACCACGGCTTCCCGGTTGACCCGAAGCAGCGCCGCCGTCATGAGCGCCGCCACGTCGTTGCAAGTGACGGTCGTCGTCGCCCCCTTGCGGTAGCCAGTGACAGGCGACGACATCGAGCCCGACACGTCGGGGAAGATGGCGACACGGCAGTCAAGGGCCGGGACGTTGCTCACCGCGTACTCCATGGCCTCAGACAGAGCGTCTTTGACCTTTGGAGGGACAGCCGGGTCGCACATGTGATGCGCCAGCATGATCTGATACGGGAACGCCTTGGCCAGCTTGACCTCGTTCGGATCGGCGATCTTAGCCGCAACGAACTCGGCGAATCCGTCCACCTTGAACGCGTCGTGACGCGCGAAGGTGTTGAGGTTCATCCGTAGCATATGCCATCCGGCGTCAAAGCCGATGTTCGCCCACTGCTCCTTTGTCAAAGGCTGCGCCGTCAGCATCTGGAACGGAACATCAGGCGTAACGCCATTGGGGTTCCGTTTAAACCGCTCGAACTGCAGAAGAGCCTCGGGGAGAAAGCCCTTCTCATACGGTCGGCCAATGATATAGGCGAGCAGAGCCTCCCGCATCTTGGTCGGAGCCTTGGGATGGACCATCTTGATCACATCGGCCAGGGACGGATCCTGCCCGACCATGGCGCGGATGATCCTGTCGTCATAGGCGTTCTCAAGCCACCCCTGCACGAGTTTTTTCGGCCTCGTGCCGAGCGACTTCCGGCCAGTGACGCCAGACCGCATGATCTGAACGAAGTTCCGCAGCATCTTGCCGTTGTCAATGACGGCGCGAAAGGCGGCCGGGAATACGGGTCCGGCGTTCCTCGTCGACAGATGGGCGACCAGTAGCGCAGGCATGTCCTTCATGAACCCACGCTTGCGGGCATAGACAGCCGTCTTGGCCACATACAGAGGATCGCACTTACCGGCGGCCTCAAGAATGCTGGCAAGTTGCATCTCGGCGCCGACGTAGAACGTATCGTGCAGCGTCCCCGTCATGGCGATCTGGGCAAGCGCAGCCTTGTCTGACAGCGCGTATGCCGTTCCCCCTGCGTTGTTTGTCGTGTCGGTCGGCTTGATCGCGCGGCCGGGGCGCGACTGGAATAGGGATTTGTTGGCCATCTTGACTCCTTGCATTCGGGTTCCATACCCGACGTGGTTGAAAAGGTCGGCGGCGTCCCTGGGCAAGGAGAGACGCCGCCTCCACGGGCCGTTGGGGGACGGTTTTCCGTGGTTTTCTATGGGTTGCCCGCCGCTTCAGGTGCAAGCGACGGGCGCCCGGTTCCTCGGTGTGCTGTCGCGTCGTTGGGATGTAATCCGAGCGACACTAGGGCCGGGCCTTTCACACCTTTCGGTGTGAGTTCGGATTCGGCCCCGGCGCGGCCTGGAAGGCGCCGGGGTCACTGCCACAGTTCCAGCTATGACAGTTCGTCCAAAGTCAGCAGATATAAGCTTGTGATCGGCGAGGGGCCGAGACGCCCACCAATCCGCCTTTTTGTCGCGCGTTTCTTTGGCCCACGCGTGATACCGGGCGTCCTATAAAAACTACTTACTGCGCTTCTTCGGCTCCTCGGAGCGGCCGAACTCGCCGGCCATGCTGTTTACACGAGTTCCATCGTAAAAAGCGCAGAAGTCTGTTGGAGCTGCCGTGCCATTGACAACGGCTTGTCGGCTTGAACCGTTCGCGAAGTGATCGGAAACCGGCTCTTCGTGACGAACGACGTCGGCCTGCATCGACGTTGGGAACGTAATCGACTGGTCAGGGTTCACATTCCCGAGCCTAGTCAGAAAGAATTGCCGCTCCTTGACATACACGTCGTTGTCCTCGGTCTGCGGTTCGCACTTCAACGCAGACTCTATAGACTTCTCCATAAAAGAAATCAGCGACGCAATTTGCGCGAAGCAAGGCTTGCCAGCTAGAGTGTCAAGAAACACCGTATGATGTTTGTAGAGAACATTGAGCTGGCGCTCTGCGATATCAGCAGCCGATAAAGTCTTAATAGGTCCACGAGGCTCTGCAGGCGAGTACACAGACTTCCAGTCATTTAAGTGCTCTGCCTTGAAAGCATCTTTACTAGAAGCAAGTATCTGTTCAGCTACTGACAAAGATTGAATAGCCATAGGTTCCCCTCCCTACTGCGTTTAAACTAGGCCGACCCGACAAGGAACATCCGAGACGTTTACGCGTGCTCACCCGAACACCTAAGCCGCATAGTGGCGCGGCTTGTTGGACTCGAACCAACCCCTCGATCTCCGACAGATGTAGTCCCGAATAAGCATTCGGGTCGTCCTGATAGTTTACGTCTTGGCGACAAGAATCGACGTGACAACTAACGTGCTACCATTACACCACACCTCCATTTTGGCGGAGGCGCCTGGATTCGAACCAGAACCGCTGATTTTCAAGATCAATGTAGTCACACCTGCATTCGCCAAGCCTTGTATTCAAGGGTGAACGGGGAAGGCTCCGCCCCTTCTCCGCGCTGTTATGCGGTAACGGGTCCAGACCATGGACACCAGCCCGCCCCGCTCCATTAACCTCGCCCCATTCTGGGCATCCAAAAATCAGTGACGGAGACAAGATTCAGTAAGTCATCCACACCAAACGAGAGTTGATCCTCGCAGTGAGGGATTTTCGGAAATGAAAATATGTAGACCTACGAGCATTCTCCGCCGTTGTTCAGTCTAGTCGACAATATCGCAGTGTCGTTAGAGAACTTCCGCTCTATCCACTTGAGCTACCCGGCCCATTTCTGATCCGGGATCGGATTCGAACCAATAACCTAAAGTTGGTTGTAGACACTAGCAGCATTCGACTAGCCAAGTCGTAAACCCCAAGCCGAAGCGACAAAAAACTTATGGGATGGTTGCACTGATTTGGAGCCAGTTGTAATCCCATATGGCATTCGCTTCGTCTAGAAGTTTGCTCTGCGGCGACAATCTTGCTCTACTGATTGATCAACGAAAGGAATTGCAATCCTTAGTTTGTACAGCAGAACGGCATTCGCCGCAGATCAAACCTCTAGTTGCGCGTCCGGGTGACAAGAAATGTCTAAGTCGTACTGTGATGCCTTGTGTAGACTTAGACAGCATTCACCCGGACGAACAGTTTAAACGTACCTGGGGGGCACTTCAGGGACGTTCATTGTACGCAACTTAGTGAGGACAGCTTTGGCAAAGCTTGCTACAGGGAACGTTGCCTTGCTGAAAACCTTTTTAGCCCCGTTCGAAATCCACGTCAACACTTTTTTTGGTGAGTGACGCATATTTTTCTTTACAACCATACGGCGAGGCTTGAATGCTTTACTACCGTGGAGTTTCCACACTTCATATGCACCACGCGCGGTGCGCTCTTCTATCGTGACAGGCGCCGGGCCAGGAGTCCAAAGCTCCTCGATCCGCCGCGCGTTCGCGAATCGGTTGAGCAGGATGCCCCAACCGAACTCCGTCTCTGGCCAACGTCCTGCGCCCGCTGGGGGCGTATAATTAATGAACCCGATCCGCACCGCGTCACGCTGGTACGGGGGCAAAGTGGCCCACACCTCGGGCAACATGGTCGCCGCCTGCATCAGAACAGACTGATATCCTGATGGCCCAGGCGCACGCGGGTGCGCTTCCAGTCGTCCAGGATCTTGGCGAAATAGTCCTCGTTGGAGACGCCTTCAGGGGCGTCGAACAGGAACTGGCGACGAACGCCAGAGCTCAGCGACAACTCCACGAGGTTGGACAGGTCGGGATCGTTCATCGACTCGACAGCATCAACGGCGGCCATATCGACAACAATGTTGCCCCCGTCAAGGGTGCGGAACTTTTTGAATCGCATGTTCTCTCTCAGTCTGGAATTCTGAGGCGGGGCGTCTCGATATCCGCGCGGGCCTCGTTGAAGTTGCGAAGGGCGGCATGCGCCTTCGCGATCAAATGCTGATCAAGTACCCCGGCGATGGGCTCGGCCGGACTACAGGCTTGATTTGTATAGTCAATTTGGTCCAGGATTGTTACCAAAGCCGTGTAAACGGCTTTGGCGGTTGTCTCCCGGTCAAATGCCCGGCCTGAAGCACGTGGATGGCGCGTCTCAATCATCGTCTTCAATTTCGCCCGAGCCCCCGCAATTGTCGCAGACCTTGACCCACTCGATCTCTTCTCCGTTTTCGAGAACGTCTGTCATCGTGACAAGGCCCTCGCCGCCGCACTCAGGGCATGTTTTCGTCGCCATCAGCTCCACCGCCCCATTTGATTGATGATACCCGTGGCCAGGGAGCCCACAAAAATCCCCAGACCAAAAATAAGAACAGCCACGCCGCCTTGCATGGCGACGACATAAGCTCCAGAACCGGCCGTCGCCAAGAAACAGGCGGCCAGGATGGCCCACTCGCGGTCAGTCCGTATCAGCTTCAACACACGCGCGACGCCCTTCATGGTTTCCTCCGTATCAGCCTAAGTAAGCAGCAAGTTTCCAATCAGCGACACCCATCGGAATACCGAAATGGTCGCAGAATTTCTGCAAATCCTTGTCCCACGCGCTTGTGCGCGCAGTGACGAACTTGGCGATTGGGATGGAAGTTGCCCCGTAGTCCCAATCAGTCTCGATTTTGGAATCGTTGACGTAGATAAAATATGTCGGCTCTTCGATGTACCCGTGACAACCGATCTTCAGACTCGGGAGCTGATCTTTGAGTATGTTGCCCCAACATTCAAAAAAATCGTGAACGCTACTGTCATCATTAGTCTCTAGATACTCATCGACTAGGGCTGCTATTTCCGGCGAGTTCACCATGTCTTCGCTATACAAGTCGAAGCCATAGAAAATTTTCGCTTTTGCTGATTCACCCATTGGTTTGGCCTCCTATAGGGGGTTGAAGTTGGCCGCGGCGTGTAAACACCGCGGCCGGCATGTCAGGACTTGTGGGGCGTCGCCTTCAACTCACGGCGGATCCTTGCCCGATCCACCGCAATCTTCGTGTTCTCGTCCATGGCGCCCGCAGTCGTGGGCTTGTAGGGCAGGATCTCGTCAATGACCATCTCAATGGCGGTCTCGGGATGTTTCGCCCGGCGAATGCCGTAGTTGTGGTGCACGCTCCCACGATCAAACTCGACAACCCACTCTCGCAAGTCGTTGCTGACCGGAACCTTCTCGGGCTCGGGAGCTTCGGGCCAATTGCCTCCTTCGTCCATCGGGTCGCTAAGCGCCTTCTCAATCGCGGCGCAGTCGACGCGGGGGTCGATCCAGTCCTTGCCCGACAGCGTCATGCAGATGATACGGCGGATGCTCACCAACGCCATCTGATGCCTTTTTGAGGCCGCCACTGTGGCCATGACGCCCAACGTGTCGACCTCATCGAGCATATTCAACATGCGCTCAATGACGCTGCGGCGCATGTTGAATCGGGCCTTCACTTTCTCTCGCCCTTCGGGGGGCAACACGCCCACAATCATCTTGAGTCGAGGGTCGCTCGACGCCTCGATCTCCTCCCATGTGGGATTCAAGCTGAACTCGCTCGGGGCGGCCGGGGCCTCAAGCTTGCCAAACACGCCGCCGAGCAGCCCCAGAAGCCCCTGGACAGCCATATCCGGCTTGTCCAGGTCAAGCTCGATGGCTGAGGCGCCGGGAAACGGAAACTCGATCTTGTCAACGGCTTGCTTATTCACCATAGCTTCGGCTACTTTCAAAAGATCAGCCGACAGCGGCAAAATCTCCAGCTTTTCACCAAGTTCGACAGGCGTCAAAGCCGCGACAGCAACGGCGCGCACGTCCTTGTGACTGCCGAACGACGTGGCTTCGAGCATGTTGTCAACCCAAATGACCTTGGACCCGACAAAGTCCCGATGCGCCCAAGCCACCGTCTCGTCGGCGCGTGTCAACTTCAACACCCAGGCTTCCGGCGCCTCGCCTTTGTATTCCTTGCATATGCGTTCCCCGTCGCTCAGGTAGGGCTCGACGCATAACCTGCATTCAGGGTCGTTTTTGTCATGAGTGCGTTTTGTCATTCTTCGGCCTTCTCACTAGATTTTTCACTCTGTTCCACCTTTTGCCCACGGTTAGCCCGTGGCCTACCCGGCGGGCCGGTAGGTTTCCCGTCAAGTCTTTTGACGAATCTTGTTTCTACTGTTGGCTCGCCTACCTCAGCACGGAGTCGTTTAAACACCTCCACAACTCCACGAGGCAGGTTAATACGGTCGATTTCTGCTTGTGATGGAGCGTTTTCTGCATGAAAACCCACGCCTTCGTGCTCATAGAAAATGAGCCCAAGGGACTCATACACTCGCCGCATCTCGGCTTGCAGTTCGTGACGGCGCGAGCTATCTTGTGAAGCGCGCCACAGGGTTGCCTGTGACGACTTCACGCCGTATACTCGCATCACCTCGTACAGATCCCAAGACGCGAGTTCAAAGATTGTTCTAGCAATCCTGAGCTGTAACGACGAAACCGGAACGTATTCCGGTAATGGCCTCAACACCCGCCTGTCACGCCCGGAGCGAAACGACATGTTTTCTCTGTTTAATCTTGGATGTCTGAAACCATATTTCATGTTTGTACAGCTACCATGCTTTGCTTCATCTGACAACCCGATTTTTCTACCATTCTTGCGAAAAATTCGCTTTGCCCGAATCCCGTTTCCGGCGCATAGAAACGAGAAACGCGCCGTCTTGACCGGACGACGCGCCAACTCGATACGGGGACCTAACGTGTCAACGACTCACGACAGCCGTTAACCTTTACCGAATGACCTTCAACAGTCGAACCGGAGCTAGCATGTCAGAGCTGCCCAATCAAGAAGTTTTTTCGCAGCCAGAGAACACCCTCGCAATCGCCAAGCTTTGGGGCGCCCGTGGCCGCCCGGTTTTGCCGATTTGGCCCATTGATCCGCGCACAGGGCATTGTACATGCGCGAAGGGGGCGGCGTGTACTGACAAACACCCGATTCTGTCAAAGTCATTGGAGACGGCGTCAACCGTCCCTGCAGAAATAGACAAGCTCTGGCGAAAAGCCATATTCCGCATGCGCAAAGTATGCGAGGAGCAGAAACGGCCGTGGCATGGCTTGCAACCGGCAATCGGCGGCGCAACGCATGGCCTTATTGTGCTCGATATTGACAGCGAGAAGGGATATGCGGAGTGGGCCGCAATACAAGCCAAGCACGGGGCCGCGCCTACTACACTGACGACAGCCAGCGGACGCTGCATCAATGACCAGGGGCTGCGGGGCGCGCATATCGCGTTCGCGATCCCGGCCGGTCTTGACCCCGAAAAGCACAAGCGCCTGACAATATGGGGCGGCGGCAACCTGGACGGCCGCGCCAACGGCAAAGGGTGGGTTGTGCTGCCGCCGTCGCTCCACCGCTCCGGCCATCGTTACGTCATTACGTGCGACGCGCCCATCGCTGAGGCCCCCGGCTGGCTTGTGGATTACTCGCTGGACTGCATCGCCAAGGCCAAGGGCCGCAAGCGGCTCGATGCGGCCAAGAAGAAGCAGGACCAGAAAGCCCCCGCCCCGTCGTTCGACCTGGAGCCGACGCCGCCCCCCGGCACGTGGATGCATGACTGGGCTTACGGCGTGATCTGGAAACCGACCAACGACAACGACAGAAAGTTATTGCTGTCCGCGCTCAACGCGGCGGACCCGGACTTCGCGAAGTGTTTAAACAACCGGCCGAGCATCGACCGGCAAACATGGCTCGGGATTCTCTGGAGCCTGCGGGCGCACGAACGGTTCCACCGTGACCAGTTCGCCCTCAAGCTGGCGCTGGCGTGGTCGCGCCAGTTCGCCAGTCACACGGACGAATCGTTTTGGCGGACTGTCTGGAACCGGGAGCCCGACGCGGGGCAACCTCACGTGGGGTTCCGGCGCCTTTTCGACCTCGCGGACCAGAACACGCCTGGCTGGCGGGCGGCGTTCGTGACGCGGCGGGTTGACGCCGTGAACTCGGAGGGCTATCTGAAGCAGGCCAGCGATGGCATTGGGGCCGCTGGCGCCATCCCTGAGGGGACCGGCGCGGCTGCGCTTGGGGGTTCCGTTCCCCCGGCGCAGCCGTTCGCGCCGATGGGCGGAATGGGCTCCGGCGGCATGGGCGGGGGGACCGGCGGGAACGGGCCTGCAACGCCTCCCCCGTCGCCTGGAAACGGCCCCATCCTGACGCTCTCGCGTCAACAGCCGTCGAAATCGGCGGATATTTTCCATAAGACTTTTGCCCCCAACATGCTGCGCGCGAACGATGAATTCCTCGTTTGGCGCGATGGCGCCTACGTGCAGGTGGAAGACAACGAGGTCCAATCGCAAATCCAGGCGATGCTTGACCGCGCAAAAACGAAGGTCAAGGACGCGGAGTCCGGCGAAATGATAAACGTCGACTTCGACCCGAAGTCAAAGGACGTTGCCGAAGTCCTGGCGGCGCTCAAGAACAAGCTGCACCGATCCGCTCTTGACCGGCCGCAATGGCTTCCGGGCTACACTGGACCCGACGCGGCGAATCTCGTGTCGTTCCCTAATGTTCTGCTCGACACCACGAACGGGAAAACCTACGACCCCACTCCGGGACTGTTTACACGCAACGTCCTGGGCTTCAATTACGACGCTAAAGCGAAAAAAGTAGACGAGTGGCTAAAATTCCTTCGGTCGATCTTCGCTGAAGAAGAACGCGAAGAAAAGATCCGGCTCCTCCGTCAGATCATGGGGTATTTGATATCCGGTGACATCAGCTATCAGAAAATATTCATGCTCGTCGGCCCTGCGCGTTCGGGAAAAGGCACGATCATGCAAGTGATTAACCGGCTGATCGGACAGAGCAACATCTATAGCACGTCGTTTACACGCATGGTGCAGCGGTTCGGCACGGAAGGCTTCATAGGGCAATCCATGGTTGTCTTCCCTGACGCACACACGGGGCAATGGATCGACCATGAAGCGGCGGTCGAAACTCTCAAGTCGATATCCGGCTGCGACCCGCAATCCATTGACAGAAAATATGAAAAGTCGTGGAAAGGTGTTCTCGGCGTTCGTTTCATGATCAACGCCAACGCAATGCCCAACTTCGCCGACGCCTCCGGCGCCTTCGCGCTGCGCTTCGTGACGATTCAGACCGATATCAGCTATGCCGACCGGGAGGATTTGCGCCTCTTCGAAGACAAAATCCAACCCGAAATCCCCGCGATCATGAATTGGGCGCTCGCTGGCCTCGCCGATCTGCGCGCTGAGGGCCGCTTCACCTTGACAGAGAACGCCAAGCAGGCGCGGGAGACGATGGACGTCGCGAACAACCCCGTGAAGGCGTTCGCAAACGAAAAACTGGTGTTCGAGCCCGGCGCTCGCGTCAGCAAAAAAGAGTTGTATGACGCCTATCGGGTGTGGTGCAGCGAGAACGGGCAGCGAGAGTCGACCTCGATCGCTTTCAGCAAAAAGCTTTACACCGTCTCGCAGGGTGCGCTTAAGGGGCTCGGCGTGTCGACAATCAAGACCGACAACAGCGAGGGGAAGCGCGTCGACGCCTTCGAAGGCGTCAGGTTCGCAACCTGACGCCCCTTTTTGGACCTGCTACCGATCAGACGCGCTCAAGGAACGCCTTGGCGGCTGACTTGTAGTCGGCGTTATTGCGGCGTTCCTCGTCGCTATTCTCATTGTCCCACGCGTCGTCAGCGAGCCGTTGCGTGGTCACAGAAAGAATAGCCTCGCACTTCCAATCAACTGGCCGCATGACGGGCTCGCCCATGTGGTCGTCCTCGATCACGGCGGCGTCCCACGCCTCTTTCAGTTGGGCGTAGCTCATCGACTCCAGACTTTCCAAGAACGCCGCACGCTCGCGGTTCGTCTGAAACCAACCTGCCTGCGATTTTCTAGCAGCAAAGTCTGACATAGTCTTCTCCTCTAACATATTGTTTAAACTCTACAATTTGAGCCAGTGCACCGCGGCCGCGATGGCTGCGCCGAACAGAAGCCACTCGGTGAAGCTGAACCGGGCAGACCCGTTGACATGGACCGGCGACCGCTGCGCGGCCTCCTCGGCGGCGTCGGCAAGCCGCTCCATGTGGTCGTTGAGCAGACCGAGCCCTTCCGCGATCTCGGCAAGGTGCTCGTTGGTGTCTCGCTGAAGGGCGACGGAGCGCCCCATGTGGTCGTTGAAGCTCTTCAACGCCGCGAATGACGACCGCGCCATCTCAAGGGCCGGGTTCAAAGTCGATGCGCCCATAGCATTATCCTTCATCGCCTGCTCAATATCCTGCGCCGCCTGTTGCATCTGCATTGCTCGCAAAAACGGATTACCCGTCATGGCCTTCTCCATAGTGTTTAAACAGTTCAAAAGCAGTCCCGCTCGGCGAGAAGCGCATCCGTATTCTCGTCAAGCCATCGCGTCAACTCGCCTATACCCGCATATGTGGTGCGGAGTTCTGTTGGCGCCCCGAAGCCCGGATGGCCCACCACGAGCACGAAACCCTTATAGCGGTCGGGGATGTGGATGCGGGGGCCAAATCGGGAGTGCACGTCGCGGACCCAGCCGAGATAGGGGATAATGAATTGCCCTGACCGGCATTTCAGGTCCGGCGCGCCTTCGCCTATGATCCTGGAGACGTGGGACGCGTCCAGGTGGTAGGCGTACTGACTGTAGTCGTTCAGGCGCTTCGCCGTCTCCGCGATGGTGAACCGACCCTCCGCCGCTTCCCCAGTGAACAGGCGCGTTACGCGCTCATACCTGCCAAGCTCGACAAGTCGCTTGTCGCGGGGGATGTTGATTTCTTCCCGAAGCCGGTAGTCCTCCCGCCCCCGCTCGTTGATCTCCGCCGCATGCCGCTCCGCTGCAAGGGCGCGAGCATTGGCCTGCTCCATGGCGGCGGCGATCTGACGAAGGGAGTCAGGGGTTATCAGTTGGGGCGGCGTTGTCAGCGCCGCTTCCATCCGGTTGAATAGCTCGATATAGGCGAGCTTCCATCGAAGCGCTTCGTCGCCAGTGAACCCCATAGCCAACAGGGTGAAGCCGTCCCGGTTGATTTTGAAACAGCGGTGCTCTTGGGCGCCTGTGTCCGGGTGGGTAAAAGACCCCGGTCCAAAATTGGACTGGGGGGCGCCGCGCTCGATAAGGTTGTCAATATCGCGCAACACATGTTTGTGCTGCTTCTTAAACCGCTCAGCCACTTTCCGGCTATCCACTACGGGGCGGCCGTTAACGTCGTGTTCGAAGTCGGCTTCAACAGGGACTAATTCATTCATGCTGGACCTCTAATTTTAGGGTTTTAACGTTTTTACGCCGTCACTCATACGCATACGCCGCCCACCAGGGGTAAGGATCGGTTCTTTACCCTTCCACACACCGAGCGGCGGGGCTCCCTATGCCCCGCTCGCTCCGTTGACATTAAGCTTTTTCGCCCTGGCCCTTATTGACCAAAGCGCTGTCGGCCATTTGCTGGACGTGCTTGACGACAGCGCTGAATTTCAGCCCGGTTTTCAGCCCGTTCATGCCTTTTCCGTACACGAACCAAAGCCCGTCTTCCGACCGGCCCCAGGCAGCGCCAACCGTGACGCCGTGAAAGGCGTTGAAGTGGTCGACCTGCTGCGCCAGATGGTTAGAGTTCCGGGCGGTGAAAACCATTATGGCCTTCGTGGTTTTCTCGCGCTCCCGGCGCCGGGCGCGGCTTTGCGTGCTGTGCCTGACATTGTCCCGGCAAAACTGCGCCCACAATTTCGGATTAGCCCGGATGCGCGTTTTCCGTTCGAGCTGTTTCCGGTTGTTGTAGAGCCGTCTCTCTTCTGACGTCATGACAGCCAACCGTTTCCCGTTGGGCGGCGGCTTCGGCGCTCCCCTCCTTTGGGAGCGATAGATCCGTTTTCGCCAAGCGTGGTAAGCGCGCTTCTCGTCAGGGGACATATCCTTGATCCGTTTGCCGGGGACCGGCGACTGCGAATCATCCCGCATACTTCTCTCCATATGTTTAAACGTTGCGAGAACCGCCGGTCACAAGCTGACCGGCGGTCGGTGCTTACTTCTTCGCGCTACGAGCGCCCAGGCGGTAGGTCGCCAGCCACTCGGGGCCGTGGGAGTTGCGAAGGGCATAGAGAATCGTCTCGATCTCGCCTTGCGGATTGCCGTTCTCCCACACCTGACGGAGGTCGTCGCGCCACTTCTTCAGCCCGTGCTTGGCCATGTAGACGGCGACGGCGGCCGTCTCCTGCGCATCGAGGGGCCGGGGACCACCATCTTCTGACGCAGAGCCGCGCTTCGCGCGGGACTTTGGCGCGCTTTCGTCGGCCTTCGGCTCCGACTTGTCGGCTTTCGGTGCGCTTTTGGCGTCTTTCGGCGGAGTTTGGTCCGGCTTTGGCTTCTTTTCGGCGCGTTTCCGGCGTTTTTGCTCCGGTTTTGGCGTGCTTTCGCCCGGCTTCGGCCCACCAGGGCGGGAGAATCCCCCCTTGACGGTTCCCTCGGTCATCTGCGCGTCAAGAAGCTGGAGGCTGATCGCCATGTGCACGGCGCGAAGCAACCACCCTTGACGGCTGAGGCCGGACTCATAGACGAGTTTTTCAACCTGCAACGCCGTCTCGGCGTCAACAGCGATATTGAATTCGCAAGGCGGATTTTGGGGAGAGAGGTCGGAATATGGGGCCTCGGGCTCAGGTTCCGGCGCCGGAGCGTCTTCCGGCTGGAGTGTAGGCTCCGGCGGCCGGTCGAACTCCACTTTGACGGAGGAGTAATCCTTGCCGGTGAAGTCCTGCGCCAGCCGTTCGGCCAGCGGAAGGGGAACGTCGGGAATTTGGAAAATGCAACCGGCGGGAATCACCGTTTTCCAATTCTTGACAGAGCCCCCGCTTCGCGGGGTTCCCGCTATAATGGCGGCGTTGCTGCAGGGCTTAGCGCCAGAGTCCCGGCCCCTGGCTTCCGCAATGGGGAGTGTCCCGAGGTAGACGGGGCCTTTCTCGGCGGAGGCGTCCGATAGGAAAGTGGCCTTGATAGTGACGCGGACGGGCGGCGTCTCGCCGTCCTCGCCGAATATGTGGAGCAGCAAATCTCTGACTGCATCGGCATGGGCTCGCGAAAACGTCCATACGTCGTACATCCTGGAATAAATTCCAGAAAAGCGGCGCGCGCCCTCAACAAAGAGATAATTGTACGGCGCTTTGACAGTGACTGTCGTGTCATGAACTTTTAGTTGAACGGTCATTTCGGTTCTCCATTGTGTTTAAACGCTTTACGTAAACCTGCGCTCAAGTTGCCATCGCCCAGCTTCCGGGCAAGTTCGATTGTTCTGTCGTCAAGGTAAACCTCGACGCGCCGCCCTCCAGTAAGCACCGGGGGGCGGCCTGCTCTGGTGAGTGCGTCTATGGCGCGCTTCTGACGGAGTTTGACGACGCAGCCGTTTTTGACGCGGACATATTCGTGAGTTTCGGTGATCTCGCCGAAAGCTCCGGGGCGGAGCGGTTGAAGGTCGCGATCCCACAGCTCGACAACGGTTCCGTAGAGGGTGATTCCCGGCGGTTCTTCGGGTGTGTAGAGCGTCCAGTCAGCTCCTAAAACGATTCTGTAATCCATTAAGGGCATTTTTAAAAATCCTCATTGAGATTTGTACGTATAGAATATGATAGACGATTTTAGGTGTCAAGGGGGTAAAAATAGGGGTTGAGAGAAGGGGGAGGAGGGGTGGGCGGCCGGTGTGTCGGAGCTTTGCCCCGGCTTTGTCGGACTCCTGTCGGACTTTCTGACGGAAAAAAAAAGCACTTTTTCAAAAAATTATCGTTCAAAATCAACAGTTTGCTATTTTCTGACGTTAATGTCGGACTTCTTAGTCAATTAGTTTGGGGGTTTTATAAAAAAGAGAGAGGGCTAGATATATGAAAAGTGTGTATAAAAATAAAATAGGGGTGTCAGAATTCTTATATAGAGTAGGAAGGCTCCGACACCCCGACAATTCCGACACTTTGTTGTTTTTCAATGACTTAGCCGTCGTAAAAACTCCGACAGCATTCATTATGCACTTCGTATTCCGACAGTTGAATATTTACTCTCGGAGGAAGCGCCTCGCTTCCGCCAAAAGCTCTTTCCAGTCAGAGGGGAGCCCAAGGCCGCGCTTCTCACGGCGTAACGCTGCGTCGATCCTGTCAGCGATCCGGGCCATGATGCGGGATTGCCTATTGAGCGTCAGACGGCGCAGCGCTTTGACGTCAACCGTCCATTGCGGCATTCCGCAATGCTTTGCCTCGGGAATCCACCGAGTCGCCTCGGCGAATTTCCGAGGCGGTAGTTCACCGATGGCGGCAAGCTCCGACCCTCGGGACTTCAACGCGTCACGAACGCGTCTCAACTCCGCAATCGGGTCCAGTTTCCCGTCCATTTTCGTACTCCCACAATTTGTTGATCACCCATTGCATTCGTTCACGCGTCGCCCGAGGGGGCGTTTTTCCCGTGGGCAACTCTGCAGCGTAGTGCGCGAACTGTTCGGCGTGGCGCCGGAGCAATCCCGACCATATGAAAATTTGTGCTCTGTCAGCAGGGTTCGCGCTTTCGGCTTCCCTTTCAAATGCCTCAGCGAGGGATTTCGCTTTCACCGCCAGCGTGCGCAACTTTGTCGCTGTTACGGTTTTGACTTCGGGTTTTTTAGTCACGGTACATCTTTCTCCTTCGCTCCCAAGATAATTTGGGGCCTATTGTGTGCGTGAGCACCTTGTTTCCGATTTTGTTTTCGTGTGTTTCGCACACTAGTACGCGTGTTGTTGCGAATTTGCACATTTCTGCCGCAACTTCTCGCGAAAACACGGGGGGCGTCACGTAAATATATTTGCCGATGTGGTTTTTCACTGTGCCAAAATACGTATTATATTTACGGCTCGACATAGTGGTCGAATTCCTCTTTTTTTGGCATGGCGATTTCGTGCGAAGGCTCGCCGTCACGCGAGCACACGCAAAACGATAGTCTTCGGTTCCCCCATGAAGTTTTATCCTGGATACAAAACAATTTTCGCGTTTTCGTGTAGTACACGCGGCAGTTGCCCCTATCTTCGCATTTGAATTTATATTTCTCCACTTGTCAGCCTCCTTTCGTTAATCTATCGCATGGCACTGTTTAAACAATGCCATGCTCTAGGCTAACGCCAGAATCGGACGAATCCGCCTAGTGCTTGCCATACCTTATATTTGGCCATATCTCGGCTAGTGGCGCGCACAACAATTGTGCGCTCATTTTTTGCGTCAAATGCCATGTATGGGAATGCTCCGGCAACTTTGTCACCCGCCTTCCGCAAATAGAGCGGTTCGCTGGCTGTTTCTTCGTCGCGCGGTGCGGCTTTGGCCTTCTTTTTCATAGGGTTTCCCCTCTTTAATCTGCGCAGCACCGTGCTACGCAGACCAAAAAGGGGGGCGTTTACACGCCCCCAGTTGGCGCGATCTTAGTAATTTCTATAGCCGCCCACTTTGACGCGGAACAATGTCTCGCTTCCTACGCTGATCCGCTCGACACTGGTCACATGATAGTGCCAACAGCCGCAACAGTCGTAATCGTGGGTGCAATGGCTTCCGCCAAAATATTCGTCAAAGTAGTCCTCGAAATTGTCGTATCCCTCCTCCACAGAGAGAAGGCGCATCGTGTAAATAGCTCGCGTCGTTTCGTCCGCTCCGTCATAGTCCCGATGCATTTCGCATGACAGTTGCTCTGTGCGAGCAACATCTTCATATTCGTCCAAATAGCGGTATCCATCGCGGTATTTGTGCGTCAGTCGTTTTTGGATGGTATCCTTAGGCGTTCTGAAATAGTCCCATCCGCGCGGCTTAGGATCCCACTGGTGATCTAGGCGCTGTTTCGCTAAGTCAAGCAATTCGCTGGCGGGTTGAAAAAATACAGTCCTCACCGCAACGATGTGTTGCTTCGCTTTTTCGAAATTAAATTCCCATTTCAAGAGAAGCAAAAGCGCTTCATTCATAGCGATAATCTGTTCTTTGCTTGTGTTGGGCGTATTTGTCGGCAGAAACATTTTCCATTCTCCTCCATTGTGTTAACCAAGGAGCATGATGTTTAAACATCATGCTCCTGAATTACTACAACCTGAGTTATTTCTGCGGTATTTCCACGTTTTTCGCGAGATCATGCGAAAAAGTGTCATGGATATATGGTTTTATATCGTTGTGGTTTACGCCAGTTACTTTCAATTCCATCCCATATGCCAGCGAACTTGTCACTATTACTCTGTGCGCTGTCCACTTAGTATACATTCCGTTTTGCATATGGTGATATTCTGTGAAAAAAACGAGTTTGTCTTTGTTAGACGCTTCTATGTTTATTTTAGTCCCACAATCAAAACCGCTCCCGGAAGGAAGTTCTTCGTTCACTAGATATTCCACGCGTTCTTTATAAGATGCGGCTGACTCTGCGCTTATGCTGGATTGGCGGTGATATTGGTCCACAAGAAATGCAAGCGTGGCGCATAGGCTTTTTTTCATGTTTTCCTCCGTTGTGTTAACCAAGGCGCATGATGTTTAAACATCATGCGCCTGAATTACTACAGCTTAGGCTTCAAAACTTTCCGTTGTGGGTGGAACACGACAGTTTCGCAATCCGCCATTTTGCCGGAAATATCGCAATACGCCAAATGCTCCCCCGCCTTTTCGCGGTTTTCTTCGTCTTCGTCGTCCTCGGAGAAGTAACTCCAATGGCCCTCGCGCCCGTCTTGGGTGTTTTTCACCCACCGATCAAAGCGTTTGATCATCCGTTCTGACTGCGCTTCGCTTGTGGCGTAGTAGTCAAATGACGAATAGTCGCCATTGATCAGTGCTGACAGATACCACGATGCGATTTCGTATTCTTCAGGTTCATCGAAAATGGTTTCGTAGTGCTTACCCTTATTCATGATGCGATAAGCGCGGTTTTCGCGTGCAACCCCTTCCGCGAAACCATGGAGGCCGTTGCGTTTTTTCAGATAGTCAGCAAAATTTTTCCCCCTGTACATGTGGAGGATAGACTTGGCTTGTGCTTTTGTTAGTCCTGTGGCTTTTGCGGCCAGACCACCATTGTAGCGGTAATAGATACCGTAACAGTCCCCTGTTCTTTTCATGTTATACACAATATGCATGCTCGTCTCCCTTCGTAAATCCACCGTTGCGGACTGTTTAAACAATCCGCAACAATCGACTTACGCTGCTTTGTGGCTTCTGTCCCACGCTACTTTATTCATGTATGCACGAAAAGCCGCCGCTTTGCGAGTAACGCCGATACCATAAAAGCCGTTTTTCGCCCCGCCGGGCTGATATATTAGTGCGCTCCATCCGTCTTTGCTTTTCCAAGCGCGAATAGTGCAGCTTTCTGCATTATAGTTGAGCCAAGTTCCGTGCAAAAACTTGTGAGTAACCCACCCATAAGCGAAATCTTCCGTTTTCATGATTGGTTACTTTCCCAAATGATAGCGCCGTTTTTGTCGACGCCCACGCCGTACAGGTCGAAAACAGCTTGCGCTAGCGCGCGTCTCACGTCCGTGAGCAAAACTGTCCGCTCCGCAAAGCGCATCATGGCCTTGCGTTGCAACTCTCCGCCCGGCTCAAACTGTGCCGCATGGCGCTCTGCAATTTCCCGCGAGCTTGCGACTTCGCGCAAGTCACGTTCCAACAATTCAACGCGCTTTATTTTTTCTGCGCGTGACTTAATTTCTTCGCCAGTCATAGCCTTCCTTTCCATGATCCCACCAATAGGCGCTGTTTAAACAGCGCCTATTAATCGAGCCATGCTCAATACTGCCATCCGCCCTCTGCGCGGTCAGCGCAAGCATCGCACTGATACCCAAGCGCTTTGTCTTTCGCGGTCAAGGCGTTGGGGGTTCCGCACGTAGGGCAAGAATGCACGCGCGGATTGCTCTTAGTTGCTTTCCGCAATGCGCTATTCGAGCCTGGGCTCTGAAATTCTTCCCGCAAGTCAAGACCTTCCTCATACCCATCAAGCATCATTTCAAATTCGTAATCTTCTTCGTCCTCGAAAATGACGCCTTTATAAATATTTTTCGCCATAGGGTACCCCTCTTAATCTGTGCTTGGCCTATTCCAAGCACAGACCACGGGGGATATTCCCGCAAGTGGAGTCTATTTACCTAATCGGCAAACAGATCAATTCACAATGTCAAAGAACAAGGAATGCTATGACAGACTAGACTTTGTACAGTCCAGAATACGGGTTGAATTCGTAAAGAACACCTTTCGAGCTTTTCAGCTTGAACACTGTTCTACCGTCCTGTTTAAACAGTCCGATCACCTCCAAATCGCGCAAAAAGCCGACTTTGACTTTTTGCCCTACGCTCCAATCTTGAAGCCGCATGCTGAAAACCTCCGTTTGCGTTGTTATCCGCAATTCGAAATTTGCATGATTGCATCTCCCAACGCAAGAAAAATAAACTACTACTAAGGTCGAACAACAAATAATGTTGCGTGTTTCAATCTATGGTTGTTTTATTAACGCTTAGGTTGCTTGAAACAGCTAAGGTATGCGTTTAAACATAATATTGCCGAACGGCACAACGCAACTTATGGAGGCATACATGCATCGCTTGCACGCTCTGACTTGGAACACTGGGCGCCCATACGCCAATGATGGCACGCAATATATAACGGCGGCGCTATATGGCGCATTGGACGGCGCCCCGACGCACGTTGACTTCCTAGATCATACACGGGGGATTAGTGGGCGCATTAAGTGCGCGCGCCATTTTATATCTGATCACCAAATGTGCGCTTTTGTGTTGAGCGCATATGATAGGGGGGATTACATAGACGAATTGTCATATGCGGAGGAAATAGCGCTATTACGGGAAGTTCCAGAGGCGCTGTTACGGCAACGTCCGTTTTTTGTAGCAGACCACGTTTACATGCAGCTACTAGCGGATTACGAAGCCGCCAAGGCTCCCAAGGCTCCCAAGGCTCCCAAGGCTCCCAAGGCTCCCAAGGCTCCCAAGGCTCCCAAGGCTCCCAAGGCTCCCAAGGCTCCCAAAGCTTCCAAGGCTCCCAAGGCTCCCAAGGCTCCCAAGGCTCCCAAAGCGGAAGCGTCTCAGACTTTGCCGGGATTGCCCGCTGTTATCCAAAGCCGCGCGCTTGTGGCTAGTTCCCCAAGCGTGGCGCTTGCGCCCATTGATCGGACTGCGCACGCGCATGCGCACACTAAGCCAGACAATGACGCGGAAGCGGCGCCCGTCATAACGACGCGTGAAGCGTGGCTTCAAATGGTTATCGAAACAGTCATGCGTCCGCTATTTTTGCGCAGAGCTGGCGTGACACTGCCGACAAATATCAGAGTAGCGGTTGGTTTTCCGTCAACGGGGCGCTCAAACAAACGGATCGGCGAGGTATGGAGCGACACAAGCTCTGCAGATGGCCATTTCGAGGTTTTTATCCACGTGGGGCTTGATTCAGTAGCGCGCGCTTTGGACGTGCTCATACACGAATTAGTGCATATAGCCGTGGGGTTGCAAGCTGGCCACGGTAAAGCGTTCAAAAAAGTAGCGCTCAGAGTGGGATTGCAAGGGAAAATGACCGCCACCACGGCTAATTCGGAGCTTGCGGACTTCCTAAGCAAAGCCGTAGCAGTTCTTCCTATATATCCCGGAGCCAAACTAGAAACGGGCGGAGAATCGAATAAGCCAAAGAAGCAGACAACGCGTATGCTAAAAGCAGAGTGCAGTTGCTGCGGATATACAATTAGATTAACTCGCAAATGGGCCATGGCCGGCCTACCCGACTGCGTATGTGGTATTGGCGAGTTCGTTTTAGATGGCGAGCTAGAAGACGAAGGCGACGAATAAAGCAACGACTGGCCCAAGATGTTTAAACATCTTGGGCCAGTCCGCATCCAATACGTTTAAACATCTTGTCAATCCCCCCTCGAATATTGGTTGCGTCTCTGTGTTTTACACGCATTGATCTGTGAATTTCCATAATGTTAATTATGCGAATGGAAGCCTTTACTTGCGCCAAAACGCCTGTTTCCACCTCCCGACGCCCATTTTACACCTATTGGTTGTTGTACAACCTGTCCAGCAACCTAAGATTTACCTACTAGTCTACTAGATTGGTAGATTATGGCCTCGGAATCTGGGCTCCAGGCGCTTTTTTGCCCGGATCATGCGCGCCGACCGGGGGGAACCCCCCTCGGCCGGGCCTGAGCTTGAGCTAGGGCAGGTCCGAAAAAATTTTTTCTGTGGATATTCTTGGGCGCCAAAAACCCGATTGCGCCGCTTTGCGCGAAAACGCACAAAGAAAACCACCCCGCCATGGTGAACGGGGTGGCCAGCAGGATTCACACACAATATGGAGGACTCCATTATGCACGACCCGCAGACCGACACAAGCCTTTCTGTATACCATGTCGGTTCGCGAAGCGGCGTATGACCCGCCATCTATTGACGGCCCCCCTTTCTTAATGTCTTCATGGGGTTGCCCCAGTCGCAACAAAGGCAATCCCATGTCAGACTATGACCGCCCGACCCCGAGGCGCGCGACTTCCAAGAAGGAACGCGAACTCTCCCGGATCAAGGAACGGTTCGGCTTCTTCACCGAAGGCTTCCCGTCTTCCGGTTTCGAGGAGGACGCTATTATAGAGCGTGTAAACGACGCCTTCGACGACCTTATCGAACTCGTCAGACACCCAGCCCCAAAGGATTAATATGCACATCGAATTCAAGCGTCCCCCGCTTCCGCTTCTCCCCGGCGCAGCCAATGACAGCACGCCTCCGGAAAACCTCAACGTCAACATGCAGATTCATATGTCCGGCATTATCACTGTCATGGTCATAGCCCCGGACGACGACCAGAAAGTGTTTCCTCTTGTCCCTGAGTCAGAGCGCGCCAATCTAATGTCAAAGACTTGGGTGCGTGCGAGCATGACCATTCTGATACCAGCTCTGAATCAGATCGTGGAGCAGACGCTTCTGGAGATGCATCTATATCCGGTCAGCAACGTAATTCAGCCCGGATGCGCCATTGATCGGAACGGGAAGCTTGTCTACACTTTTCAGGTTCCAGTTCAAACCTTCCCGGCTGGCGCTGCGCCTGTCCAGCAAGGCGGTCCCGCAGCGTCGGACGGGGCAACCGTCCAGTAAGGCGCTATGGCCATAAAACAGAGTCGCTCGGGCGTCAAAGACCCGATAACGGGCCTCAACGCTCGTCAGGAAGCGTTTTGCAGGTATGTTACAGCGGGCTACCCCGTTGCTGAGGCTTACGAATCTGCGGGGTACGACGTTGGCGCTAACGGCGGCCGACTCCTAAACAGCCGGGCGGAGGGCGACGACGCCGCTCTCCGCCCGGCTGCAACCAACCTCGGAAACAAGCTTCTCAGGCTGCCGAAAATCAAAGACCGTTTACGCGCTCTAGCTCTCGAACAACAGAAGAACATCGACCGCATGCGCGCCATCGCTATGGAGCGGTGGGCGATTGACATCGACAAGACGACGAAAATGTTGTTGGAGGACAGACACTTCGCGAGAACCGGCGAACTCACGCTCCCCGATCTCGACGCCGAAGGCAATCCCGTCAAGCGCCCCCCGGAAGCGCCTCCCCAGGACTGGCGCCCGGATGCCCGCGCCGCGGTGCAGGCGACAATGGGGCTCGCCAAACTGCACGGCTTGCTGATTGACCGCAAGGAAGTCACGGTCATCGACGCCATGCAGAACATGAACAACAACGAGCTGATTGGTTTCATTGCCAAACTCCAGGCGCAGCTTGGCCCCGTCATCGACGTTGAAGTCGACTCGTCCCCGGCCGAGCCGTCAAGGCTTTCCAAAATGATGGACGCCGACCGCGCTGAAGCGGAGGCTGAAGACGACGGCACGGGGGAAGCCTATGAATGAGCAAGGCGCTGAGCGCTGGCGCAAGATCGTTGGATTTCCTGGATATTTGGTGTCGAGCTACGGCCGGGTCTATCACGACAAGACTCCGTTTACACGAGCCGGCAGTGATCCAGACTGGACGGATGGGAAGTGTCACCGGGGGACTTCTCCCCATGAGGTCGTACACAGACCTCGGTACATGGCGCGGTTCCTCCACCGTGGCCGTCCCCACGTGATGATTCGTAAGGGCTTGAAATCGTACAACTTTTCCATCATTGACCTGATGGCGCGGGCCTTCATCGGCGAGACGCCGCCCGGCTATGAGGTGGAGGTCAGGAACGGGATCAAGACGGACATGCGGCTGGAGAATCTCTATTATGCGCCGTACCGTCTGCCGGGAACCAAAGCCAGCATGACCAAAAAACGCGTCATGACGGCCGATTTATACGAAGCTGCGCTCCTGATACAGGCTGGATCGAGGTTCATCTCGGTCAGAGAGGCTTGCTCGGCGCTGCGCGTGAGCCGCTCCTTCATCGAGAACGCGGTCAAGTCCGGCGCGCTGAAGGTGCATCGCCGCAACCCCAACAGTCAGCGGTTCAAGATACCGATTGACGAGATTTTTCAATGGCTTAGGCGCAAAGCTGACGCTGTTGGCGCGGAGTTGCCCTGTGAATGAGATTGTCAACAGACTGCTCCGGCGCGCCAAGGACCAACCTGTCAGAGAGCGTCAGGAAATGTTCGGCGCGGCGCTTTCCGAGTTGAGGATGCGCATCGAGCGCGACCGGCAAAGCGAGCCCGGCGGCCTGATGCACTTCGTCAGATACTTCTGGCATATTCTGGAGCCCAACCGGGAGTTTGTTGACGGCTGGCCCCTCCAGGCCATGGCCGATCACCTGGAGGCGGTGTCCTACGGCAGGATCACCCGTCTGTTGATCAATGTCCCTCCAGGTTCGATGAAGTCCCTCTTGGTCAATGTCTTTTGGCCTGCTTGGGAGTGGGCTGTAATAAATCCAGGGCTGCGCTATATCTCTTTCAGTTACTCGTCTCTGCTCACAGAAAGAGACAATCAACGCTTTACAGATTTGCTTGAGTCCAAAGAATACAAAGCTCTTTATGGGCACAGATTCAATATTCGCGGTAAGGGCGTTACTAAGGCGAGCAATGACCGGCACGGGTGGAAATTCGCTTCGTCAGTCAGGGGAACGGGCACAGGCGAGCGCGGCGACAGAGTCATGCTCGACGACCCCCACAATATCAAGGAAGGCGAGTCGCAGGTCATTCGTGAAGAAACGGTTCGGTGGTTCAAGGAGGCTATGTCGAATCGTTTAAACCACATGACCAAATCGGCCATTATTGTGATCATGCAGCGCGTTCATGAGGACGACGTGTCGGGCACGATCATCAGCGACGGCTTGCCCTATGACCACTTGATGATTCCGCTTTTCTACGAGCCCGGCCGGGTCGGCCCTACGTCAATCGGGTGGGTCGACCCCCGCACGGAGGACGGCGAGGTGTATTGGCCGGAGCGGGTTCCGCCCGAGGCTGTTGACGAGATTCTGTTGATGGGTGAGTTCGCGGTCGCGGCGCAGTACCAACAGCGGCCGGAGCCGCGCGGCGGCGGCATTTTCAAGCGGGACTGGTGGAACATATGGGAGCCCGAGGACGGCAAATACCCCCCGTTCGACGTGTTGATCGGCTCTTGCGACCCGGCCTACACGCAGAAAGAGGGCAACGACCCGTCCGCGTTCGTCGTGCTGGGTGTCAACTACCTCCCGAATGGATCGCCCCGTGTGTTCCTGGTGGCGGCGTGGCGCAAGTTCCTCGCTCTGCATGGGCCGGACCTGGAGCGCGAGCCGGGCGAGGATGCGTTTTTGTTCCTGCAAAGGAGTAAGGAGAGCTGGGGCCTCGTTGAATGGATCGCAAGCACGTGTAAACGGTTCCGGGTCGATACTTTGCTTGTCGAGGTCAAGGCTTCCGGTATATCTGTGGTGCAAGAGCTGCAAAGATTGATGTTCAACCAGTCGTTCGGGATCGAGTTTGTCAATCCAGGCCGGGCTGATAAGACTGTCAGGGCCAACCGGGTGCAACATTTGTTCAGCGCGGGCATGATTTACAGGCCAGACCGCGAGTGGGCCGCCATGGTTGAGGATGAAATGGCCGCTTTCAACCCGGTCAAAAAGACATCCAAGTTCGACGACTTGACAGACGCCGTCACGCAAGGGCTTTGGTGGCTGCGCGAAAGGCGCTATCTTGAACGGAAAGAGGAAATTCAGGCCGCAAACGTCGTGCCGGAGGGGATTCCGACAGACGACCGGCCACTTTACGAGATGTAGGGGTGAGAAATGACCGACGCGGCGTTCGATTTGTCCCGTTTCCTGGCGCACAACCCCGTTTTTGACCCAAAAGGGGTCGAATTCGACCAGAAAAACGATGCTTTGGTCATTGAAAGCGGCGACGGCGGCGTTGTGATCGAGTTCGGGCCGAAAACGAACTACAGCGCGAAGGGCGCCGAGAAGCACGACGCCAATTTGGCTGAATTCATGGACCCAGGCGACCTGATGGGGATCGCGACCGACCTCTTGGAGGGGATCGAGGAGGATCGCAGGTCAAGCGCGGAATGGTTGCAGACCCGCGCGGCCGGGATCAAGCTGCTCGGCTTCAAAATTGAGGAGCCGAGAGGCGACTTGGCCTCCAGTTCGGCCCCGCTGGAGGGTATGGCGACTGTCCGGCATCCCCTTCTGGCCGAAGCGTGCCTTCACTTCCAGGCCAACGCGCGCGGCGAGCTTCTTCCGTCAGAAGGACCGGCCAAAGTCGCCGTGTACGGGTCGCAGACCGTCATCAAAGACAACCTTGCGGAAAAGCTTGAAAAGAGCTTCAACCGCTTTCTCACTGAAAAAGCTACAGAATTTGTCCCTGACACTGACAGAATGCTGTTCATGGTCGGCTATTCGGGGATGGCTTTCAAAAAAGTCTACTACTGCCCGTTGCGGCGTCGCCCGGTGAGCGAAATGGTCGACGCGGAGCATCTGGTTGTCGCCAACACGGCGACCGACATCCAGACGGCCTCCCGCGTGACGCATGTTATCCCGATGCAGTTCACAACGTTTAAACGGATGCAGCTCACGGGTGTATATCTGGACAAGGACTTGCAGTCCCCGGACGCCAATATCAGTCCGTTCGACGCGGCCAAAGCGCGGATGGAAGGGATCAACCTCAATGTCACCCGGCCGGAAGATCAAGTTAGGACAATCTATGAATGCCGTTGCGATTTGGATTTGCCCGGTTTCGAACATCATAGAGACGGGGAGCCCACTGGATTGCCCCTTCCTTACCGGGTCACTATCGACCACACGTCCCGGACGGTTCTTGAGATTCGGCGTGACTGGGCAGAAGGGGACGACGATTTCATTCGTAAGCGCACGTTTGTTCCCTTTGGATTCGCCCCTACCTTCGGGTTCTATTGTACAGGTTTACTTCAAATCCTTGGAAACGCCACAACGGCCGTAACGGGCGCATGGCGTCTGCTCCTCGATGCGGGCATGTTCTCCAATTTTCCCGGTTTCCTGTACGCCAAAAACGGAGCCAAGCAGAGCAACAACAACTTCCGCATCGCCCCTGGCTCTGGCGCCCCAGTCGATGTGCCGGGCGGCGTGAAGTTGCATGACGCTGTCATGCCGCTGCCTTACAAGGGGCCGGACCCCGCTCTGATGCAGTTGGCGCAGGCTATCGCGCAGGCTGGCAAGCAGCTTGGGGGGACGGCGGAGCTTCCGACCGAGAACGCCAACGGCGACATCCCGGTCGGCACGATGCTTGCCGCCATCGAGCAGGCGGGCAAAGTGTTGAATGCGGTGCACAAGCGTTTACACGCTGCGCAGTCGGTTGAGATGAAGCTGCTTGTCGACCTGCTCCGGCGTCACCCGGAGTCGCTGCTTGAACCTGAGACGACGGCGCAAGACCCGGACCAACCGGCCTGGACCCCGGCCGTCATTCAGCACGCGCTTCAGAACTACAACCTGCAGCCCCGGTCGGACCCCAACACTCCGAGCCACGTACACCGCCTGATGAAGGCGACGGCGCTCGCCATGGTCGCTCAGCAGACGCCCCCAGGTGTGTTCGACCCGCGCAAAGTGGTCGCCCGCGTGCTGCAAATGATGCAGATCGACGACGTTGACGACCTGTTCCTGCCGCCACAGCAGCCCGGATCGCAGCCGTCGCCCGAGCAGCTCAAGGCGCAGACGGCGCAGCAGGCCAACACGGCCAAGCTCCAGACGGCCATCATTACGGCGCAGACCAAGGCGCAGGATATCCAGGCGCGCATGCAGAGCGAGGCGGCCAAGATGGACCACGACAAACAGCTTGAATATCTGCGGCTGATGCAGCACTTGATTACGCATCCCATGGCCGGGGCCATCTTTGGCTACGGCGAAGGAAACCAAGTCCAGCAATAAGAGAGAACCATGACCGAAAAGACAGTTGACGAGATCGCCGCAGAGATCGGGTTCCAGTTCCGGGCGCCGAAAATCAGTCTCGATATGATCAAGTCCATGATCATGAAAGAGGAGTATTTTCACTTCCCCGATAGCACCAAAACGGTGTGCGACCTCACGCTCTACAACGGGTTCCGCGTGCTCGGCGAGGCGTCGTGCGCGAGTCCGGTCAACTTCAACGACGAGATCGGGCGGCGGATGGCGAGGGAAGACGCGCTGCGCCGGATTTGGCCGTTCGCCGGCTTCTGGCTGTGTCAGGTGCTGTGGCAGAACAAAGAGCTGTACGACCCCACGACTGTTCAGTTTTGGGTCGGCCCCCTGCCTTCGCCGTCCGACCCTATCGTCAACCCCGCTATCACCCACATCGACGCCGCCCGCGACGTTCATTTGATGGATGCATCGGTGTCAACTGACGCCGCAGAGATCGAGGCGGTTCTCGCGGTCACGACGCAGTCTCTCGCCGATGCCGGGTTGCTCAACCCGGATGAAGCGGAAAAGATCAAGTCCGGTCTGGCGTTTCTTTATCAACCGCCCAAGACTGCGCCTCAGAACTCGATCACCGTGGATTTCCCGGTCAAGGAGCCTTTCAAATGAGTTGCCGCAAGGGCCGTCACGGTCAGACCAAGGGGAACAGCGATGCGCGTCTCGCGCATGAAAGGTCGTTGAGTCAGCGGGTTTTCTGGCGCAATGACAAGCGCATGATGACGCCGACGCGCGCCGTCCGGTATGGAGGGATCAGTCCCTACGACCCCAAAGAGGGCAGGTATCACACCGTCATGCTTCGCAGGCTCCGGGCCTTGCGCGGGGTTGGCCCGGCCCGCAGAATGAAACCCGCATCCATGGAGTTTAAACATTATGGTTGAAGAACCGACAGGACCGGCCCCGGAAGAACCGACAGAACCGACAGGACCGGCCCCGGAAGAACCGGCCCCACCTCCGGTCGAGCCCCCCTTGCCGGGGATCGAGCCGAGGCCGCGCCCGGAGCCTATCGGGTTCGCCCGGACGGAGCCCCTGCATAAGCCAGACCTTATTGCGCTGGCGGCGGAGGAAGCCAAACCATGAACTTCGGCGAAACAATCGACCAACTTTTGCTTGGTCAGCGTATGCGCCGGGCAGGGTGGAACGGCAAGGGGATGTGGGTTGCCTACAGTCCCGGCTCTGAGGCTTTGCCGTCTGGCGCTTTTTGGGCCGCTGCGAACCGCGACTTTGCACAGCGTAACGGAGGTTTCGCCGAAGTTGGTCCGTGCTTGACCATGAAAGCGGCTGACGGCGTGATCGAGATGGGTTGGCGGCCTACGTCAAGAGACATGCTCGCCCATGATTGGGAGATTGTTCCCGAATCGGAACACTAAGCATTCGGTGAGGACTGCAGATGAAAGAACTCAGAGCACAGGCCAAGCGGACCCACGACGCCCGTTTCGCCCACCTTGGCGTGCATTCGACTTCCGCGCATCCTGGCTATGCGGACGGCGGCTCCGTGGAGCCGATGGACCGCGCACGGGGCGGGAAGACCGGCAAAAAGAAGGGCGGCACGCAGGTCAATATCCTGATCGGTAGCCCCGGCGGCGCTGGCGCGGCCCCGGCCGGGGCGCCGATGGCGGCGGCGATGCCTCCGGCTGGCGGCGCTATGCCGGTCATGCCCGCTCGCCCGATGACGCCGCCCCCAGCGGCGATGCCTCCGGCCGGGGGTATCGGCGGCGTTGCTGGCCCCATGAGAAAGAGGGGCGGCGGTGTCAGGAGTCGTTGACGAAATCGAGGTTCTTGACGCGTTGACGCTCAAGAGCCGGGAGTCCGTTCGGGAGAAGGTGAAGCGCGGCGACGTTGACAACGTCAACACGGTCCCGGTTCACATCCCGGACAACTTCGGGAAGGATAGCGAGTTGGTGTTCATCCTCAACGGGGAAGACATCGGCTCGCTTTCGGCGATCAAAATCGCCAAGCTGGCCATGAAGATTAAGCAGCTTACACGTGGAGACTGAATGTCTGCGGTGCTAGATCAGATGTGTTTGTCAAAGATCGGCCAAGCGCCGCAGACCGTAATTCCGTGGTTTCTAGGAGCGAGCTATCTTTACTATTGCAGGAATGTTTCTCTACTGAGCGATGAACTGTACGATAAGCTCGCTCTGGCTATACGCAAGTCATGGCAATTACTAGAACATCCGCACAAGTACTTGATCACTGAGCAAGATTTGGAAGCGGGGACGCTATACTCCCTGACGGCCGACGACTATCCGGCTGTCATAAAGTCGGCGAGCAGTCGGCTCGCATGCATGCACTTGGGCCTTGATGTTCCTTTCAAGTATGGGGTGCATTAATGGCTCAAGTGCATTATTTTGAAACTGTTTTCTACCAGCAATTCGCCACGGCTCTTTTGGAGCGTCGTCAAGAGCTTCTGGAGGAACTTGCGGCCGGTCTCGAATACGAAGAGTACATAAAGAAGATCGGCGTTCTCAATGGACTTGCTGAAGCGGCAGACTTGGCTAAGCAAGTGAACGATAAAATAAGGTCCAGCAACGCATGAGCAGTTTTTTCAAAGAAGATGTAATCCGCACGCTTGCTGCGGCGAAAGATCAGGCTAAGACCGTAGTCGACATCATCGGGAAGTCACTTGATCACATCACATTGACAGGAGCCGACGTTGTTCTTGCCGTGTATATCGAGAAGGAAATGAGCAAGAACGGAATCATCTTGCCGACGCAGCGGCTTGAGGAAAGCATCTATCAGAGTAAGGTTGGCCTCGTGATCAAGGCCGGACCCGACGCCTTCAAGTTCAAGGGCTCTTTCGCGTGGGTTTCTCCAGACCCGAAGGAGGTCGGCAAAGACGGGAAGTTTACCAAGGCGTACTACGAGCGCGCTAAGCAGTATACGCCCAAGGTCGGAGACTGGGTTATTCACTTCCCGACAGACTCTAAGCTGTTTGGTTTAAACGGCGTCCCGTGTCGCTACTCTCTTGACTCTTCCGTCAAGATGATCACGACTGAACCGGATGCTATTCTGTAAGGAGCGGGAATGTCCAGACGGAGAAAAACGGCGGCCGATCAGCTCAGTGACGGGCTAAGCGCGCGGCCAGCGAAAGAAGAAGTTCCAGAGATCGTTATCGTAGACGAGAACGATCCCGACGCCATCATCGCTGACACGACATCGGGGCTCAACGAGCCTCGTCAGGAATCGCGATTCAGTGGGAAACAGCCGCCCAACGAGCCTGAAATCGTGGTCACGGACCACGATGAACAGGAAACTGGCGGCGTAACCCCGTATGACGCTCTCAAGCGCCAGTTCGACGAGCGGGAAGCCGAGCTGAAACTTGCGCGCCAGCAGCGGGAAGCGGCGGAGCGGAAGGCGAAAGAACTGTCCACCACGGCCGTTGAGCATGAGCGTGGTTACAGGGAAGCCGCTACGGTCGCACTCGACAACGCCATCGAGTTGTCCAAGAGCAACATCGCCCAGGCGGAAGTCGCCATGCGCGCCGCCGCCGCTGCGCAGGATTGGGATACGTTCGCCAAGGCGCAGACCGCTATTTCTGAAAATTCTGTTCGGAAACAGCAGCTTGAGGCGAGCAAACAGCAACTCGAAACGGCCCCTTCGCAGGTGCGGCAGTATGAGCCGTCAGACCCTATCGAGGCGAAAATCGCGAATTTTTCGCCCAGGTCGCAGGAATGGCTGCGCAGGCACAAAGAGGACATCTTCAGCGACCCGGAACGGCAGATCGACGCCCAGGCGGCTCACAGGCTGGCCATCCGGCGCGGGCTCGTGGCTGACTCCGACGAATATTTCGCCGCAATCGACGAACAGATGGGATACGCGCCCATGAGCAACTTGACAAAAGCCCCGCCGCCGCCACCCCGTTCGCAGGCTCCGGCGGTTGCTTCCGCGCCTCCGGCGCGGACTACATTCGGTCAGGGGGCGCCCCGGAACCCGAATCGCATCGCGCTGACGAAACAGCAGCGCGAAGCTGCCCTTCAGATGTTCTCCGACAGGCCGGAGCACGAAGCGCTGGCTGCATACGCCAAGGGGATCCTTGAGATCAATCAGGGCAAAACCAATCTGCTCTGGAGCAAGGACAAGTATAGAGGAGGCCCCGGTGTCTAAAGGACCATGGAAGAAGGCCCCGAGCGAACGCAAGCCGTCTTGGAACGCCAAGGACGTAAAGTCTTTCCCCGCGTCAACGGCGGAACCGGCGCTTGACCCCGAGATTGAACCTGTCCCCGAAGAGGATGAACCGATGGCGACGTCAAAACCCGCCGATGGCGGCCATAGCATCGACAAATTGGCCGATGCTGTTGAGAAAATGGCCGCTGCGCAGGCGCAGCAGGCCGAATTCATGCTGCTCATGCAAAAACAGCTCGCCCAACAGTCCGTCCGTCACGAGGCGCGGCCGGAAGAGCGCGTTTCAACGCGTCATATGATGCGCGAACGCGAGCCTGAGGGCGTCAAAGATCGCGACGGCAACATTCTTGTGCGCCGTTCCTTCGAGTCTTTGGACCCGTTCGAGCTTCCAGCGGAGTTTGTTGCGTCCGTCAAAGCCGAAAATTACTCTATCGAGTGGAAATCGGAGTTCGTTTACAACCAACAGCAGACGACGTACCTGTCGAAGTTGATGACGAACGGTCATTGGGCGCCCGTTTTGAACAACAGGCTTCCCGGTCGCTATCCTGGAGAACCCGACGAGCCGATAAGGCATGACGGGTTGATTCTCATGGAGCGCCCGGCCGGACTTACGGCGCAGGCGCGGCGCGAAGACCAGATGAAAGCGCGCGATCAGGTCAATATCCAGCACAAGAACTGGGGTGTTTCGAGCCGGAGACGGGATTACTTCGACCCGAGCACACCGGAAGCCGAAAAGCACACGCTTTTGCGCAAGACCTTGGAAGTTGCAGACGCTTCGTGGCAGCCAGAACTGCAAATTGCGTCGGACGGGGACTTGTAAGCGTTTAAACAATCGCGTATTTTAAGCGGAGCCTCGTTGTTTGCGTCGGGGCTCCGAATTTTCTTTGCCGGTCAGCCGTGCTGGCTTTCCAGGCACATAGTTTGAACGGACTGTTCCGCTTCGGCGTTGAAAGTCCATCATCCGAGCAGCCGTTCCGCCCCCGCGCCGGGTTGCGTTGAAAGCCGCCGGAAAACCCAACACGGAATCGAAATGGCGAACACGAACTCCCCGTTCGGACTTCGCCCGCTGGGTATTAACGGCGCGGCGCAGCCCACATTTCAGCTCGGGACGGCAAAAATTGCCTCGGGCAACACCCACACCATCTGCCGTGGCAGTCTTTTGATTCGCCTCAATACCGGATACGTCGACATTTGGACCGCAGGTCAGCCTGTGTCCTATGCCGTGGGCGTGTTCTGGGGCGCAAAATACCTGTCCACCGCTCTTGGTCGGACCACGCAGAACACGTTCTGGCCCGGCAACGACTCGGCCTACGATGCGACCTGCTATTACATCCCGTTCACCTTCCCGACCCCGCTTTTCGTGGTTCAGGCCAGCTTGGCGCCCATCACGTTCGCGGAGATTGGCCAGAACGCCGACATCGTGGTTGGAACCGACACTATCAAGGGCTCCCTTGGCGTGTCGGGCGCGACGCTCAATAGCACAACGGCTGTAACCGCGACCCTCCCCTTCCATATCGAGGGGCTTTGGTCCGACTACGCCCCGGCCAGCACCCCCGGCACGGACAACACAGCCAACTATAACCTCGTTGTCGTCAGCGCCAATATGGCGCAGGTGACAGGCATCTAAGGAGGGCGCGAACCATGGCTATTAATCTTGCAGCGGAACGCGACCTTCTTCTGCCCGGCCTCGCGGCAATCACGGGTCAGTACAAGAATATCGAACCGCAGTGGAAGCGTGTCTTCCGCACTATTCAGTCAAGAATGCAGATCGAGCGCACTGTGCAGGCTCGTTATCTGGCTCTTGCGGCCTTAAAGGATGAAGGCGCTCCAACTTTGATGGACAACAACGCCGGGCAGCGTTGGGTGTACAACATGGAGCCTATCGAGGCTGGGCTCGGGTACGCGATTACCCGCAAGGCCATCGACGACAACCTCTACAAGGGCGACTTCAACCCGATGAACCTTGGTCTTGCGAAGTCTTTCGCAGACTATTGGGAAATCCAGGCTGCGAACATCTTCAACACCGCTGGCACGTACAATGCGTCCATCGGCGGCGACGGCGTCTCGCTGCTCAACTCGGCGCACCCGTTGACCGAGACTTCGCCGTTCGTCGGCGGCTCTTGGGCCAACCGACCGTCCGTCGACGTTGACTTGAACGAAGCCACCCTGATCGGCGGCATGAAGCAGATTCGCTCCGGTTTCGTCAACGAAGCCGGTCTGAAAATCCGTGCTCGCGGCAAGATGCTGCTTGTTCCCGTGAACCTCGAAGACGTGGCGGCCCGGTTGGTCAAAACCGACTTGCGGCCGGGAACCTCCGACAACGACGTGAACGCCATTCATTCGGTTTCGGGCGGCATTCGCGACTATGAGGTTTTCGACTATTTCACGTCGAACTTTTCGTGGTTCATCAAAACGGACGTTGAGGGGCTTATCCACATCGACCGCGTTGGTTTCGAGCTGGATATGCACGTTGACTTCATGACTGACAACCTGTTGGTCAAGGGCTATCAGCGTGCAGGCTTCTTCTACAACGATCCGCGCTGCTTGTACGGTTCGCTGCCCACGTCTTAAGGGAGGGTTTAAACATGACCGCTTCTCATTGGCAGGGGCCGCTGATTTCGTTCGGCGATGTAGCCACGCCGCCCGGCATGACCGCGCGGTCGGCGAACCAGAATCCTGATATCGCGCCGTCCCTCTTTTGGGGCGGTGCGGGTATCCTGGATCCGCGTCCCTTCTTCACCTATTACCCGGGCCAAGCCCCGAACAATCAGTATGGGCGGGGCTGGCTTTCTGCCGATATCCTGGCTCTTGACGCGGCTCCGGCCGCTTCGGGAACCGCGACCATCGCTGCGCTCCAGGCGTTGACTATCAGCACGCCAATGACCTTGGTCGCGGTCACGGGCGGCGGCATCACCGTGGGAACGTCTGTCGTTCGTCAGGACACGGGTGCGACTGTTACCGGCCTGCTTCGGGTTGATGCGGCGCCAGTAGCTACGGCCATGGGTTCATCCGGCGCGATCAACATGTGGAGCCCTACCACGTTGCTCACGCGGGCGGTTTCGATCACGTCGGCGGCCAACATCGCAACGGTAGTATTCACGGTTCGCGGCTACGACCTCTATGGCATGCCTCAGACCGAGACGATTACGGGCGTCAACGCCAACACTGTGAACGGCAAGAAAGCCTGGAAGTACATTGCCAGCGTCACGCCGTCTGCAACGTCGGCGTCGACTGCGAGCGTCGGCACCGCCAACATATTTGGGCTCCCCATCCGTTGCGATAGCTTCGGCTATTACTATGGTATTTGGGACAATATCGCCCAAGTTGTCGCGCAGTTCACCGCCGCAGACACTGCGACGGCGACAGCCACCACTGGCGACGTGCGCGGAACTGTTTCGTTGACCGGCAATGTGGCGGATGGGACAAGGCGTCTCATTCAGAGCATCACCGTTCCCCTTGCTAACATCACGTCCGTGACGGGCATGTTCGGCGTCACGCCGTACACGGCTTAAGGAGGTTCCCAATGAAGGGGAAATGCGGAAAGGCGTTTAAACGTGGCGGACATGCCGCCAAGGGCGAAACCCACGCTTCGCACCACACCAAGGACGGCGGCAAAGCCGTTTTGAAAGAGGCGGCGGAGTCGAAAAACATCGGCGTCGTGAGCGGCTCCAAGTCTAAAGGCCGGGCAGACCGGAAGCGCGGCGGCGCTTGCAGAGCTTCAGGCGGGGGCGCGGACGCCAGTCCGTACAGCTCTGCCGGGAGGGGACTTCGGGGTCGCTAAGGGCAGAAAACGGGCAGAAGGCGGCGAGGCGTCAACAACGGACGCCGACGCCAACCGCTCGCAGACACTTACCATAACGAGGTCTTAGGCTATGGGCAGGCGCACGACGCTTACAGTTGGGCCACTGACGGCGGCGAGCGCGAACGCCGTCGCATTGTCGCAATCGCTGGGTGGAGCGGGAAATGTAACGCTGAATGGCGCCCTCGTAGTGGGCGGCGTGGCTGTGCTGGACCAGCCGCGCCGCATCATCGTGACCAGTGCGGGGAACGACTCGGGCATCACGTTCACCGCGTATGGGACTGATTGGTCAGACCAAGCGATTCAGTCCAAGGCCACGGCTGGCGGCAACATCGCGGCCGTTGACCTGGGTGTCAGCTTCAAGACCGTCACCCGGATCGCAGCGTCCGGGGCCACGGCTGCAGCTATCACGGTCGGCACCAATGGGATTGCGGATTCACGCCCATTGGTGACAGACGAGTTCAGTTTCGGCCCCGCAACGGCTGTCCTGGAGATCACCGGCACAGCCAACGCGACCGTAAGGCTGTCGCAGGACGACCCGAACGGCGAGGGCGGTTTTGGCGTCCCGCTTGGCGTTCAGAACATGGTCTGGGTCGACGACGCGGTCCTGAAAACGTTGGCGGTCACTACGGCCGGATCATGGACGGCTGTGCCCAAAACGCTGCAATTGACGTTGAATTCCGGTACAGGTTCAGCCAAACTGGTATTCACGCAACATGCCGGTCCATGGCATGGGTAACGTTTAAACTACTTCTGCAATAGTAGTACACGCTAAGCTTATCTATAGTAACGTCGCAACGATTGTGAAAGCTAACGGCTCATAATGGGCCATGCAACACTAACGACTCAATATATCACCGTGCTGTGATATGGGGGCGCTTGCGATGTTTACTATAACGATACCCGAGATTTCGAGCGTGGCTGGGCAAGCTGCCGATGGCATTGTTCGCGGCACTATAGACCAATCTCTGTTCGTAGGCGCTTATGAAGGCGTCGAACCTATAGAAACCGTTTACGCATTTAACCTAGATGTTACTGGCGGCGGTTTCGATTTCACCGATTATACTACGGAAGCAACGTCGGGAGTTCTCAATTCGTTTCTTCCGTGGGGCACCAACAGCACGTTCTCTGCCGGGGACGCGGTCTATCTCGCGTCGACAGAGCCGGTAACTGAGATCCGCCTCACAATCGACACCGGCGGCGTCTGGACAGGCGGTGGCCTGGAGGTGTGGGACTCGACGAACGGCGTCACGGCGAATCGGCAGCTCACGGTCACAGAGGACACAACGAACGGATTCAGGAACACCGGGACGGGTGTGATCCGTTGGACTGACCCGGCCATCTCTCGCGTTGATTGGTCCCCAGTACCCGGTTTCATCGCATCCCGGAAATGGATCGTTGTGAAACCGTCAGGCTTTGTCTCTTCAAGCGTTTCCCCAAAGGCCAGTATGACTTTCATGCTTGGCATTGGTAATGATTTTGAAGACGAAACCGCTGTGTACAATGCCGCCATGTCAGATGGATCTTTTGGCGTTGTGTCAGACGTAGTATACATGAACGGTCAAGCAACTATATTTTCGTTTCCGTACCCAGGTCCAGGTATCGACTTGATGGTGCACAGGAAATGCCCGGATGTTCGGGATATAGTTCTTGAATATTACGCTGTTGGCGGGACTTGGGCCACGTTGCCTGGTTTAAACGATCCGTCCGATTGGATGAAGAACGGGCCTGCGAGTCTCAGCGATCCGGCAGAACTTTTTCACGTGCGGTGGGTTCCCCCTGCCGACTGGCAGGTTCTCCCTTTGATTTTGGATATTGACCCCGGCGGCCCTGTCGAAGTCACGGCTGCTCATATCCGGGCCAGAGTGACCAATGTCACGGACATAGCTCCCCAGACGCCGCCCTTGGCGCGAGCGCGCGCCCGGTCATTGGACGCCTGCGGCGCGGTGCGGCATGTGACTGACGCCAGTTATTCGTGCCTGACTTTTGAAACTGGCGTGCCTCCACTCAGTGACACCACGGTGCAATTCGTCAACATCGACACGGGGCTCAACGCCACGGCGGTTTTTCCGGCTGGCGTCTACTCAAGTTGCGACTTGGCGGCCCAGAAAATTTTGTTGTCGCAACCCTTACTCATTGGTTCTGGGCAATCGTTGCTCATTACCTGGCAGTCTGGGGGCGTCATGCAAGACGTTGAACTTGTTCTTCAATAAGAGGGCGCCATGAATACGGGCTTCGCTGTCGTTCATCGTATGACCCAGGCGCAGTACGACGCCGGGGAATATCTGACAGTATCTGGTGGTTTCATAGAAATTATTGACTCGGGCGGAACCCCTACGGGTGTTATGTACATAACAGGCCCTTATGGCGCCGTTCCGGTTCAAATAGATAATGTCCTGTTTAGTATTCGTAAAGCCCATCAATACACAGAGCGTTTTCGCGTTCTTTACGATATAGATGGCGTTGAGGCCGACTTGGCCGATCCGACAGACATCAATAAGTGCCTAACTATCATCGGAATCACTGAAGTAGCAACAGCTCTCGGAGATGATGCTACGATAATAAGTCGTGGAGAGATACCATTATATTCTGGTCTTTCTGTCGGACCTATGTACTTGGGCGCTAGTGGTACTATAACCCAAGTCGTGCCAACAACTGGTGTTTTGGTAGAACTTGGGTATGTGGCCAACACCAGTATGATGGTCATCAATGTAGAGCGTCCAATAGTTCTAGCCTAAGGAGGATGAATCATGGCTGCTGGTAAATATATTGACGTAGTCTCTGGTATTATAACGCAGAAGGCGTCTGTCGACTCGTCGGCGGGTGCAGGCGATGCGGGGAAACTCGTTTCGTTGAATGCATCCGGCATGATCGACGCTACGATGCTCGACGGGACATATACCGCCAACGTTGGCACCGGGCCGGTTGCGAACGGCGACCTTGTCTACATCACGGCTGCAGGTCTGCTTGAACCGGCCAAAGCCGATGCCGTGGGCACGATTGCGATGGGCTTCTGCCTTGTCGGCGCCACGACCGGCAACCCCGCAACGATGTATCTCGCGGGCGATAATACCGCTGTATCTGGACTCACAGTTGGGGCAGAATATTACCTCGACGACTCCACGGCCGGGGCGATCACTGCTACGCCTCCGTCCACATCGAATCACTATCAACAGCCGATTGGATTTGCTGTGTCGGCTACCCGACTGCATTTTGATCGGCAAAGGGCCAGCAAGAACGCCTGATGACGAGTTCGGGGACATATGTTTTCAATCCTGGCGCTGCGGAGATATT